TGCTAAGCATTTACCGAACCCCAAAAGAACCAGCCCGAACGGTCGGGCCCAGCCTTCCAGCACCGCCGGAACCACCCAACAAAGGGAGGAACACAACAGCTGTAAACCGTTATTACAGTTTACTAGTGTATATATAAATCAACATACATACACCACTTTCTTTTTTGAGAATCTGTCAACCGTATTGTTTCATATGCGGCAACAGTCCAAAAATCTAACTTTTCATAGGGTAAATTATAACGTTGAACGAATCCAACATCATAATCTACACAACTCGCAGTATCTATATCCCATGAAAATGGAAAATAAATACGACGGCTATAAAAAGTCCTTTTACTTTCTCGGGTCGCAAAACGGATAATCGCCTTTTTACTAATTGTCATATTATGACTTTGCTCTATACTATTCCCAAAGGATAGTATGGCAAACATTAGTAAATGCGAAGATACGTTCTTTCGTTCACGTCTTTCATCTTTGTGGGTCCAATAAGTGAGATAATTAATCTTCTCACATGTTGGATATTTAATACCACAATCCGAATTAAATCGGTATGGAACTTTACATAAGAACTTCTTACTCAGTAAACTGAAAAGATATTCTAACGTATTCTCCATGTGAAAGTTACGACAAGACCAATGTAAAACTTGGTTGATCGCAATGTGTATTTCGGAAGGAGTAGTAATGCTGCGGATATAAAAAGGAGTGATTACCTTTCCATCATAGCAGTCAAAACCACAAGACTCCCGAAATAAACCTGAGGCATAACTCTTATTCTCGTTTACGCGTAAACCACAACATTTTAATAATGATGTAGTTTTATCATAAACAGAACGACGAACGATTATATCGTCACCATATATAGCACATTGTTTAAAATCAAGTCTTCCGTTTTTATAACGTGGATTTGATGCATAAACGATAGCGCAACATATAAGTGTGAGTAATGGAAATGTAAATCCGTTACCCATCGTTGAAACAGAGTTAAGTAGAAAACAATCCTTGCCAATATTTACCATAGGACTGCGTGTAGCCATAAGAACTTCAAAAAGATCTTCAGGTAAAACACGTCGTACAAGGTCAATAGTGACAAAATCCGAAGCACTAGATAAATCAATTGTACAAAATGGGTCTTTCCACTGTGCAGAGAATTTACTTCCGAGCATAGCATAAGAACGATTAACATCTTGTTGTTTTGAAATATCAAGCCCCACACTCTTCAAACTAGTAGAAATAAACTTACCAATAGCTAATTGAAACCACATGTTAATTGTGGGTTCACAAGCGATGACACGGTCTATTTTACTATCTTTACTAACTGTTGTAATTCTACTCCCCTTTACTAGAGATATCTCATTCTTACGATCCCTAATTTCGGACCATAATGCATGAGAGAATATCTTTATATTTTTAAGTAAAGGAACACAATCACGAGTGATAGACAAATTGTTTTCTAAAACTTTGTCTAAAACGTGTGTCTGACCAGAAACTACAGAAGAACCTTTTCCCCAATCTAAAAACGTCGGATGACGTAATATAGAAGGAGGAAAAGTTTGCTGTGGCCAATGATCAGTGCCGTAATTATGTGCACAATATCTACTACCGCTTTCAAGTGTTTGAATAATAAAATGACGCATATTAGCAATTTGTTCATTATTTAACGTAATGGACAAATCATTAATTGCATACATATTATCAACAAACAACTTTAAGGCGTTGTCTCTAGTTAAAGTGTTACCCTTAACTTCAAATCGTTTATTATAACGATTCTTTAGACGTATAGCAGCGGGTGTAACACACCCTTGGAGGTCATTGCAAATAGCTTTTTCGAGTTCAACGAACATCGTAATCTCCTCAGTAACTTGTTAAATAATTAAAGTATACCGCTCAGCATTGTATCGACTAAACCTTGGATTTGGTTAGTCATTACACCATGAGTAAAGGAAGCAAAAGCCTTGATTTCAGCTGCGGAGTAGGATTCTACTCCAGCAGGAATTGAAAATTCGAGCTTAGCTAACATCACTTGCGGAATATTATTCGCAAGCGGTACGCCGCCCTTTCTAACAATAACTGAATAAGGATTTTTGGAGACATTCGAAGAAGTTAGCAAACCAGTTTGAGGATTAACGGATCCAAGCGTTTTTAACGCTTTAGGACGTTTAATCGTAACTGTAAAAGGTGACGTTGGACTGTGTAATGAAACACCAGTTTGAGTACCACCTAAGGCTGTCACAGCATACTGCACCGAATAAATATCCGGTGCTACATCCTTTTTAAGGGTGTATGTAGGAGTTGTTAAGCCTGTTATGGCTGCGCCAGAGATTATCTGACCATCTGATAGACTAATAGACATATTGTTACCTTTAACGGTGATGAGATGAAAATAAAATACCAGCCAGATAAGAAAGTTGTCGCATACCTGCGGTTACTTCAAACATATCTGGAGGCGGTTTAAGCAATCCATACTCATTAGCAGTGGAACTAATAGTTCTTACTAATTTTGTATATTCAAGCTTTCCACTCCCTGCAGTACTATTATTTAAGTAGTAAATTGATCCACTATTGCTCCATTTAGGAGCCCAGTAGACGCAAGTTTCTGCTTTAATTTTTGTTCTGAGTGAGTAAACAACCGTTCCGGATGGAACGTTACTTGGTGGAAAAAGAAAAGTTATTGCATCTCCTATATGAAAAAAGTAATCTATACACCACGAAAATGGAACGCAGTTCCATAACGATTGTATAATATCACCAGTTTCATTTAACATTAGGAAATGTAATATCTCATTCACTAACGAAAGACCATGATCATTGTTAACATTGAACATCGTTTTACCGAGTATCGTTGTATGACAAGATAATTCACTAGAACCATACCATACGCCACTAGCAGGACTATTTACAAAGCCTGTTGATGGTACATATGACTGGGTGTAAACTTGGTCGGTAGAGCATTGGCTTCCTGATCGAACAATATCATGCTGAGGGTTTAACCTATGCAAAATTTGTTTGATATCGGAAAGACCGGGACGTACGGCGAAATTAAATTCGACCCATAGCCCGCCTAAATCACCTTCCCGCTTAACAACTAACTTAATTATCTTTTCGATAAAAGAAGTAAAGATGCCAAGGGTACCCAACCAAATAGACTTTAAAGATATAATCTCATTAACATATTCCGCGAAGCAAATTTGAGGATCAGCTAGATCAACAAATCTGTTATACGTATTGTTGTAAGACTCACTTATTAGTTTAGATGGTACAGATGGAACAAGAATTGACGTGTTCCAACCGGGCAGTATACCTTTACATTGAGCAAAGCCTTTGTAAGGCACACCAGGTTTTTCATAACGAGCACCAGCATCCATGAACTTATATTTTATATGAGTACCTGAATATGGTGAAACAACAATCTGTCCAGCAGTACCCCAAAGTGCATTATTTTGACCCACAGTTAAGTGCTGTTGGTACTGCCAGCTTCCGCCGGAAGGAAACCAAACAGGACTTGAACCTGAGATCCATGTTGCATATTTAGAGTCTTGCTTGACAGTTGCTAAAACGTTTTTACTCATTAGAGATTAACCAAAGATAGATCAAAGTAGCCCTAATTATTTAGGGGACTTACAAATGTAAGCACTTAGGTTGACTGTTAAATCAACGATATAATGTTGATCAAACATAATACCACGATTGCTCGCGTTTGACAGACCGGCGAAAGCCGG